ATGGCAATGGACGCAGATGTACGGTTACTAATTGGAGTTGCCCGTGGCGGTGCAGATGGTGACAGCGAAGCTCTTATCCGCAAAGAACTCAACGAAATCATGGGCAAAATCAAGCTCGAAGCCAAACTGGATAGTAAATCATTCGGTGAGCAAATCCGCAAACAGCTTGATGCAATTAGCAAGAACGGCAAATTTTATGTCAACTTGTCAAAGATTAACATCGGTGCCGGTGCCATTGCTGATTTTAGACGCCAGCTAAACACCGTCATCAATACTCTCAACCTTGATAAAGGGACAAGCATTACGCTGACTGCAGAAGGCATTGGAGAAGTTAAGAGTAAGATAAAAGAAACCGCAACAGTAACGGATGAAGCCGCCAGAAAGATGGCGGAGTTCAACGTTCAGATTGCTGCAATGAAAAAGCAATCCAAGAACATTGATACTGGTCTTGGGTCTTTGAGCAAGGGAGCAACTGCAGAAGAGGCTGCTCAGGTTACTGCACTGCTTGAGAGATATAAGGCGTGGCAGGTTGAGTTTGAGACACTTCGTCTCCAAGGTGTCGATGGTAGCAATGAGCGCCGAAAGGCACTTGAAGATGAAGCGGCTGCAATCCTTATAAACATCCAACGAATCAATGAAGAACGAGAGGCTACTGCCGAAGCAGCACAGGCAAAGGTTCAAGCAGAACGTGAGGCAAAGGCTGCGGATGATGCAACAGTAACGGCTGAAAACAGGAAAAACGCCGCTATGAAACAGGGTGTTATGCTTCTTACGCAAATGCAAAAAGCAGAGCAGGATTGGACTGCTGCACAAAGCGGACGGAGCAGCGAACACTATAATAACATTCGGCAGGGTACGGTGTACCTGCAAGAATATCTTGGTCAGCTTGAGCGTGGAGAAATTTCTGTTGATGAATTCCAACGCAGGCTTGCTGGTTTGCGGACATCTTTTGCTGAGTCATCAAATGCCATTAAGAGTGCCGGTGAAAATACTAAGACACTGAGCGAGCGTGTTGGTGGTCTTGCTGCCAAGTTTACGTCATGGCTTACTGTTTCTCAGATTGTTATGAAACTCTATTCTTCCTTAAAGAAGATGGTTTCTGCTGTTATTGACATTGATACAGCGATGACTGAGCTGAAGAAAGTCACAGATGAAACGAGCGCCGTATATGCTAAATATCTCGATGACGCATCTGTTCGTGCGAAAAAACTCGGTGCAACAATTGCTGATACAGTTACAGCGTCTGCTGATTTCGCTCGCCTTGGCTATACACTGGACGAAGCTGCACAATTAGCTGACGCGGCATTGGTATATAAAAACGTTGGCGATGGCATTGAGGATGTTAGCCAAGCATCCGAAAGTATTATTTCAACAATGAAGGCATTTGGCATTGAGGCTGAAAATGCTATAAGCATTGTTGATAAGTTCAACGAGGTCGGTAACAATTTTGCCATTTCCTCAGAGGGCGTTGGCGAAGCGTTGCGGCGTTCAGCCTCTGCGCTCGCCGCCGGTAACAATACCTTAGACGAAAGCATCGCCCTCATTACTGCTGCAAACAGCGTTGTCCAAGATGCTGACGTTGTCGGTACGACAATGAAGACCGTTTCCATGTATCTCCGCGCAGCAAAGACTGAGGCAGAAGAAGCTGGAGAGAGTACGGAGGGCATGGCGAATAGCGTATCAGAGCTCCGCGAGGAACTTCTGGCGCTCACAAATGGTAAGGTTGATATTCAGATTGACGAGAACACTTTCAAATCTACTTATCAGATTATGAAAGAGTTGGCGGGTGTCTGGGGCGAGCTTACCGATATCACACAAGCAAATATTTTGGAACAGATTGGTGGCAAACGAAACGCCAACGTTGTTTCATCAATGCTTGAGAACTTCAACGTAGCTGAAGATGTCGTTAAAACAGCGGCAAATTCTGCTGGCTCTGCGTTGAAAGAAAACGAAAAATATCTTGACAGCATCAACGGTAAGATTGCTGAATTCAAGGCAACGTTTGAAGAGCTGTCTATGACCCTCATTGACTCTGATTTTGTAAAGCAGGTCATCGAGTTGGGTACTGGGCTGCTTGATGTACTTAATGTGCTGGCAAAGGTAATTGATAAAGTTGGTGGATTGAATACCGTTTTGTATGTTACAGTCGGTATCCTTGCCACGATTAAAGCTGATGCCATAAAGACTTTCCTTGTTACAACAATCCCCAGTGCACTGGCGAAGGTGACTTCCGCCGTTTCAACTTTTGTTACTGGGTTTAAGCAACTCCCGGCTGTTATCAAGGCGATGAATAGTCAGACTGCGCTTGCAATCACCGGAACGTCTCGCCTATCTGTCGCACTAAAAACACTTGGCATTTCAGCGTCTACCGCTCAGATTGCGGTCGCTGGTATTGCCGCCGCCATAGGCGCAATTCTTTTAATCAAAAACGCTATCGAGGATGCTCGTACCAAGCGGATTGAAGAGGCTGCGTCTACAATCGCAAGCACAGAAGCGACCATTGAAAATGCAGATGCAGTGAAGGCTGCATATATTGAGTACGAGAAGTACGCAAATCGCACAGACCTTACTGAAAGCGAAGAAGCATCCTTTAAGACCGCCCTTGACAAGGTAACCAGTGCTCTTGGAGATAAAGCTGTTGCGTTGGAGGGTTTGACGCAGGGCACCAAAGATTATACAGAGGCATTAGATGGTGCCATTAAGAAAGAACTTGAAGAGGCTCAACTTGCAGCAAAAGAAAAACGTGTGGCTGCTGAGAAGAAACTTCAAAGTGAAACTTGGTCTGGTTGGGATGGTTCCAAAATTTCTTATAACATCCAAGATGCGTGGACGGATGAGGAATATGTTAAAGCAAAAGAAGCTGCGCAGAAGATTGCCAGTGACTATTTGCGTGAAAAGGTTTCGTCTGTTGGTCATGGTTTAGCTGCAACAGAGTTGGTGTTAGAACCGGTTGATTGGAATGTTGACCATTCTAACATGGATGCCGTTGTTGACTACTATTATACGCTGCTTGACCTCAAGGCAGAGTTGCTCCGGCAAGACTTAACTGGCAATGAAATCTATGATGCAGTAATTGAAAAGACCGGATTGCTCAAAGATTCTGTTGATACATATGTCCAATCCATCTATGACGAGACATCAGCGACCTACGTTCTTCAGAACGGCATCCCGACAACAGTTGAAGAGCTTGAAAAGTTTAGAACATATCTTAATCAAACGATTGGCGATATGTTTAACTTTGACGATGGAAGCGATTCGTTGTCCGACCTTATCAATGGTTGGCTCTCAGATAGTGGTTTCTCTGACCTCTTAGCGCAAGCGGCAGAAACCGCTGCATCGGAAGACCCATTTACTCCATATACAGCAAAGCTCGAAAAATTAACTGACACAGTGTCAGCACTAAAAGCCGCCTATGACGCATTAGATGCAGCTCAGGCAGATATGGCTACTGGTGCAGGTTTGTCAACTGACACTATTGAGGCACTTGCCTCTGCCAACGATGACTACCTCAGCTATCTGTATGAGGAAAACGGTGTTATTAAACTTAACACTGAGGCTTGGATGGAAAACGCCAATGCCAAGATGCAAGAACAGATGGCTGAAATTGAGAAGGAGACTGAATCCCTCAAGGAACAAAACGCTGCCCTTGAAGAGAAGAATCGCCTTCTTGACGAACAGGCAAAGAGCGGCGAAGATTACTATGACCAGTACGGCAGCGATGGTGGCGCTGGTACGGAGCGGTTAAATGCTGCTCGTGAATACCGTGCGGAAATCGAAGAGAATAACCGTGTAATCGAAGAGAACAACCTAAAGATTGCTGAAAATCAAGGAAAGCTTGCGATTTATAGCAGCTTGTACGGCAGCATTACTGGTGACCTCGATGCTTACACGAGTGCACTGAACAACTTCTCTCGGATTTCTAACACAATCAACTCCGTTTCTGACTCTTTCCAAACTCTCGCTAATTTGCAGAATCAGGTTGCCGACGGCTTCACGATGTCTTTGGACAAGGCACTTGAGTTTGCGTCTGTGTATCCTGAAATTCTGAACAATGCCACCGTCGCGGCAGACGGACAGCTCACGTTAAACGCAGATGTCGTCAACTCGTTCATTGCTGGCAAAAAGGCTGAACTGGATGCTCAGATTGACAGTCAGATTACGCAGCTCGAAGCGGATAAGGCTGTCTTGACAGCAAAGATGGAAAGTGCGCAAGCACAACTTGAGCTTGCCAAAAACGTAGGCGATGGCGAAGGTCAGATTGCCAAAGAAGTAGCAGAGTATCGAATCAATACTGGTAACGCTTTGACGGCAGCGCTTATTGAAATGGGCGTTGAGGAGTCAAAAGCGTATGCTCTTGCTGCTGCGGCTATGGCTGGTAATGAAGAAGAATTTGCTCGCGTTGCAAAAGAGTGTTTTGAGAACATGGATGACAATGCTGCCAAAGCAGCATATAACATGGCACACTCCATTTTTGTTAATGCAAGCAATTCTTGCAATAGCATTTCTGAAATTGCTGCGCAGGCGCATGAAACAGCTCAGGCTATTGCTGCTATGGGAAGCGGTGAAGTTGCTGGTAGCAGCTCCAGTATCTTCGGTGGAACAGACGGAACCCAAACAGGCGGTCTCAGTCTTGACCTGTACAAAGGCAATTTCAAGGGGACGGATTATAACTATGAAGCAACGTCTGTTAGCTTGGATGATTATGTGTCACAGCTTGAATTAGATATTTCCTCCTATGAAAAAGCAATTGCTCAAATTGACGGTCAGATTGCTGCGCTCCAAGCGCTGAAAAACGCCCCGCTCAAGAGCTTTGAAAGCAGCTCAGGCAGCAGTGGTAGCGGTGGTTCCAGCAAAGAGGTCGAAGAATATCTTGCTGACATTGACGAGTATTACGAAGCAATGAAACGACTGGAGTCTATCCAGCAGCGTCTTGCCAAGTTACAGTCTCAGATTGAGTATGCAGATACAGAAGAAGAGAAGATTGCGCTCACAAAGCAACTTATCAATGTTTACAATGATGAAGCGGATGCGCTTGAAAATCTGAACAGTCTTCGTAGTGAAACCATTGCCAACGGCAAGGCAGAACTCGAAACTCTTGGATTCAGTGTAAGCTATGACGCTACGACTAACGAGTTCATGGTTCATAACATGGAGCATCTTAACGAGCTTTATGGTGCTACTCAGGAAGAGACCAACGAACTCAGGAAGAAAACCGAAGAGCTCATCGATACGATGGAGTCTCTCAATGACTCAAACCAAGAGGGAGCTTCCTCTCTTCGCACGCTAAAGGCTGACATCAAATCTGCAAAGCAATCTATTATTGATTACTTAAAGCAGATTGTTACTGCTGCAAGCGATGTTGTCGATGCATACCAAAATGTGTATGAGACGCTCCATAATGCAGCCGATGAATATGCCGCAAACGGATATATCACGATTGATACCCTGCAGTCTATTATCGAACTGGGTGCGCAGTATATGCAATACCTCATGGATGAAAACGGGTTGCTGGTTATCAACGAAGAGAACATCAACAAGGTGCTTGCTGCAAAGACGCAAGAATTAGCTCTCAATCAGGCTATGACCTATGTCGAGCGTCTCCGTCTTGCGTTGCAGGAGAACTCCATTGAAGACCTGAACAACCTTCTGTACGCCACCACAGAGGCTACGAATGCCACTTGGGGATTGGTGTACGCCAACCTCGCCTTGCTTGGACTGGACGATGACCAATATCAAGCTGCGCTCCATAACATCAATGCAATTCGTTCTTTGGCTGATAGTGCCGTTAGTGGTATCGGTCAAACTGCCGGTAAAACGGCAGAGGAACTAAACAACATGAAAGATGGTCTCGATGACATCTTGAAGTATGTTATGGATATGCTCAAGCAACGTATCAACGACCAGATTGATGCGCTTGAGGATATGAAAGATGCCTACGCTGACATTATTTCTTTGCGCAAAGAAGCTTTGGAGGCTGCAAAGTCGGAAGCAGATTACCAAGACAAGGTAGCAGAGAAGGTTAAGGCGCTCGCTAAATTGCAGGCTCGTATCAATGCGCTTTCCTTAGATGACAGCCGCGATGCACAGGCGCAAAAGGCAAAGCTCGAAGAGGAAATGTCTCAGCTCCAGAAAGAGCTTGCTGACACCCAGTCAGATTATGCGGTAGATGCTCAGAAAAGCGCACTTGACAATATGCAGAAAGCGTATGAGGAGCAGAAAAACGCAGAAATCAAAGTGCTTGAGGACAGCATCTCTTCTTATCAGAAGCTGTATGATATGGCTATTGCATATATCCAGTCAAACTGGGGCTCATTATATGATGAGCTAATTGCTTGGAACTATCAATATGGCGATGAACTGAGCAGCACTATCACGACAGCTTGGGAAAACGCCTTAGCTGCCGCACAGAGATATGGAAGCTACGTCAATGCGTTGAATAGCATTGGCGCTGATATCGATGCTGCAAATGGTGCTGGTTCAAATTACATTGTTGGTGAAACGACATATGACAACAGTTCCTCCAATGAGGAAATGATTCATGCTATCATCAAGGAGATGTATGCGAATAGCCAAGCGCACCATACTGCCAGTAAGGAAGAGAAAGCGCGGCTCGACAAGCGCAATCTGACCCTTGGCGCAATGCTCGGTCAGTACGGCGTAAATGCTTACCGCCAAAACGGAACGTGGTATGTGGATGGTGGTGCACTTCTTTATGAGAAGTATCGTAAGTACATTTACCACACTGGTGGTATCGCAGGCGACCAGCCGACTCTAAAGCAAAATGAGATTCTCGCCGTCCTCGAAAAGGGTGAGGCGGTTCTCGATGCGAAGAAAGAAGCCGGTCTCTATCGCATTATTGATTTCACTACCGCACTGTCGGACAAGCTTAGCAAGTTGCTCACCCTTACGGATATGAGTCGTATGTTCGGTCAGATGCAAGGTGATGTTACGAAGGCTGCTTCTGCTTTCGCTCCAATCAATAACACACAGGCGCCCAGCGTATCCTTTGGCGATGTTATCATTTATGGAGCAAATGAAGAAACGGTTGAGAAACATCGTGAAATCAATCGGCAGTTCACCAATGATGTCATCAAACAACTGAATATAAAACGTTAACGGTGCGGAGGGAGCTTCTGTCTCCCTCCCACTGATATTTTATGAAAGGAGATGGATGCGGTAAACCATGTTTAACTGTTATGAGTTTACTTTTGACGGAGAGTCCTCTGCGATGTATGGGCTTATGGTCTATGACATTGGTGGCAGAGGTCAAAGCGATGTGAGCTTTGGTAACAAAGCATCCATCGTCGAAACGAGAACAAACAATCGGATTCAGCCAATTTACTTTGGGACGAATTACCATAGAAAGCCACTTGAATTCAAGTTGGTTTTTGGTGCCGAGCGCGAGCTCGACCGGTATGAGCTTGAAGATATCGCTTATTGGTTGACTGGACGCAAAGAGTACAAGTGGCTTTCCATCGGGCAACAGGACATGGAGCAGCTTCAATTTCGCTGCATGGTCACTGAGTTGACCCCCATCTCACATGGATGGTTACCAGTCGCATTTCAGGCGACCATTCAATGCGATTGCCCCTATGCGTATAGCTACCCGTTTGAAAAGCAGTACACGATTTCCGGTGAGACTACCATTCTGTTCCGCAACGAAAGCTCGGTGCGTGAATATCTCAAGCCTGAGATTTCGTTCGCACCTGCATCCAGCACAAGAACTTTGTCTCTTGTAAATCTGAATGATGACAACCGAGAGTTCAAGTTGACTGGCATTCCAAGCGGTGCATCTGTTTTCGTCAACAACAGCAACGGCATCATTCAAGAGCTCTCAAGTGGTTACAACCTATACAATGGATTCAATCTCAACTTCTTCCGCTTGGTTCACGGAGACAATAATATCAAAGTAACCGGTGATGGCGTGCTGACCATCTCTGGCAGGTTCTTATACAATGTTGCAGGATAAGGAGGTGTTGCGGATTGTATCTTGATTATTCCAAATTGGCGTTTGATAAAAACGGCACGCCTGAAACGCCTACGCTCGTCCTGAAGACGATGCATGAGGAGACTATTGGGGTTATCCCCGGTGCCTATAACCTAAAGCTGTCCGTCAAGTTTGCAGAACCAAGCGAAATGACATTCGATGTTCCTGCCATCCTTGATGGCGAGAAGAACTGGATTTATGACGAGCTTGTTGGATATAAGGTCATCTACACCGAACACTATGGTATCTACGTTGTTATGAACCCGACAACAAGTGCTGACGGTATTTCCGATGTGAAACACGTCCAGTGCTACTCTTTGGAAAAAGTTCTCGACACAAAGAAATTCTTCCTTGAAGACGGCGATGACGGTAGTACATTCAAGTTCTTCAATCAGACAAACCATAATGACCCGGACACTATCATCGGTAGAGTCCTTGAGGTTGCCGATGGCTGGCATATGGGCTATGTTGCTCCGTCTGTTGCCCAGCGCTATCGTACATTCGATGGGTATGACGATTACCTTATGTCCTTCCTGTATGGCGACTGCCAAGACAAGTTCCGCTGTGTGTTCGTGTTTGACCCTTACGAGCGCAGTATCAATGTCTATGACGCCGATATCGAATTAGAGACGCTTCCCATTTATCTGGACTTTGATAATCTGGTTGAGAGCCTTGATATCGAAGAGGTGACCGATGAGTTGGTTACTGCAATCAGACCGTATGGTAGTGATGATGTAGATATCCGAGAGGTCAATCCCATCGGCTCCAACTGGATTTACGACCTTAGCTATTTCATTGCGAACGGTGACCTTCCTGATGCCCTTGCTGCAAAGTGGGAAGCATGGCAACGTACTGTCCTCAATCGCCAAACATACTACAAAGGTTTGGTAGCGTTACAGGCATCCGCATCTTCCACGTTACTTGCAACGCAAGCTGCACTCGCGGATTTGAAGGGTGAGCTTGATACGCTTACTGCACAGCAAAGCGTTACGATTCAGGCGCTTGCAATGGAAACCACATCAACCGGTAAGGCTAACCAGCAGAAGTTGCTTGATGAAATCAACCAGAAGATTGCCGCGAAGAAGGCTGAGATTGCTGCAAAAGAAAATGAGATTGCTGCGCTTGAAGCGAACATCAAGCCGTACGCAGAGCAGATTCAAGCTGTTGTCAACGAACTGTCTATCAGTAAGTTTTTTTCAGAAGAAGAGTATGCAATTTTGCGCAAGTACATTATTGAGCAGGATATTACCGAAGACACTTTTGTCGCCACAAGTGTTGATACGACTGTATCTGGTAGTTCCTACTCACTGGTAAACGAAAGAGTTTCCGTAGATGCTTCTTCAATTTCTGAGGTCGATTTGACCAACGAGTTCCAAAAGAAAATGTATGTACTTTCTGGTGGCAACTTTGCTTTCAGTGGAAGCCACAATATCACTGGCGATATTATTCGCGGCACACTGGAGGTTGGTTCAGATAACCAGTATGTGCTGAGTTTGTACGCAGGGTCAATCACTGTCAATACGACAAAGGCTTCAAGCGGCACAATCACGCTTGTCGGTTCGTTGTCATCTTTTTCATCTGACATTAGAGATGTGACCATCGATGAGGTAACTACACGGGAAGGCAGCAAGATTTCGTTTGTCTGCGGCACTGGCTCTATGTATTTGACAGCAAATGTCAGTGATTACCAAAAATACTCTGTGCAGTTGGAACTGTATGACTACGCGCTGGATGTTCTTGCAGATTTGGCTACACCTACATATGAATTTTCGGTTGACTCTGCAAACTTCGTATTTGCCCAAGAATTCGCACCGTTTCGAAACCGCTTGGAGCTGGGTAAGGGCGTGTATCTCAACGTCGGCGGTAAGCAGACAATCACGCCATATATCATCGAGTTTGAGTTAGATTTTGAAAAGCACAGCAATTTCTCGGTTGTCTTCTCAAATCGTTTTAAGCGAAAAGACTATGTCAATACATTGAAAGATATGGTAGAGACCAGTTACTCTACCAGCCGCAGCTTCGATGCCAACAAGTATTTGTATAATCAGGCTGCAAATCAAGCTGCGTCAGTCTCGAAGTTTATGAAGAGCTCATTGGATGCGGCAGTCAATACAATTATTGCCGCCAAGAACCAGAGTGTTGTTATCAACGGTAGTGGTATCCATGTCGGAGGTGATTCCAAGTATCAGCTTCGCATTGTAGATAGCATGATTGCTATGACCGACGATAACTGGGCGACCGCAAAGCTTGCTATTGGTCTGTTTGCGTCCGACGAGGTTGGAACGTACTTTGGTGTGAACGCAGAGGTTATCGGCGGTAAGCTTATTGTTGGCAACAATCTTGTTATTGAGAATGAGACCGACGACGGTGTCATGCAGTTCAAGGTGGACTCAAGCGGTGCATGGTTGAACAACTCCACGTTTGTTCTCCAAAAGGACAATGGTGGCAAGATTCTCATTGACCCTATGTATGGTATTGCTGCAGGCACAGGTGACCTGTACTCCGTAGATGGCACAACTGTTTATCCGTCATTTATTAGTCTTGGTCGCAGCCGTGATAACATTCTGTTCGACGATGACGGGATGCCTCAGAATGCAAATTTCTATCTCGATATCGATGATGGCAGCGTCTACATCCGTGGTAAGGTCTCTGCTACTTCCGGTAAAATCGGTGGTTTCACTATTGAAGATGACTACCTCCACGCTGGTAGTGGAAGTGACTATATTGCTCTGAACGGTTCTGGCACAAATGCTAACTCCGCCTATGCAATGTGGGCTGGTGCAGCCGCTCCCGCATCTGCGAAATTCTGGGTAAAAAAGAATGGCGATATGTATGCAAAGAGCGGTACGTTTCAAGGTGTCGTGTCTGGCGCATCGTTCAAGGACAAGTCTGGCAATTCCATGATGAATAGCAACTATGAGTTCACCGCTGGATACCTCAATCTCAATGGACTGAATGTTGGAAACGGCAATTTTACAGTCGATGCCAGTGGCAATGTTTCTGTTCGAGGTAGCATCACAATGGCTGCTGGTTCATCAATCAACTGGGCTTCTGTTACAGAATCAAACGTTGGAAATAGCAGCTCATATCAGAGAGCTAATACTGCCTACAACCTTGCAAGCACCGCGAACTCAAATGCAGGTGATGCATACAACTTGGCGAACACCGCTTTGCAGGCTGCCTACGACAATGCATTGAGCGACAGAGATATCTTCAATATGCTTACTAACGGAAGCACGCGGTTTGGCATTTTTAGCGATTCAACATCGAACAGGCTATATATCAATGCAAATTACATCCGCTCTGGTACTATTGATGCTGATATTATAACTCTCGGCAGTGATTGGGGTGGCTTCAAGTGTGCACTTGGTTCTGACGGTACTGGTCGGTACACCTATGGTGCTAAAATGTATGGGTCTAATGAGGAGTTTTACTTTATCGCTACAAATGCTGGTGTCCGTATGCAATCCGATGGTGAATCATTTGTTGTCACAAGTACCCGTATTGTTGCAAGTACGGATATAGACACCTCTTCGGACAGGCGATTGAAAAACAATATCTCGTCCGACTTAGACAGGTACATCCCATTTTTTATGCGTTTGCAGCCGAGCGTCTATCGGTTTAATTCTGGTCGAAGTGGTAGGTTCCATACTGGCTTTATCGCGCAAGAAGTAGAAGACGCATTGCGTGATAGTGGTCTTAGTACGCAGGATTTTGCTGGATTAGTAAAGTGCTCCGGGCTGAATGATGCACATTCAAAATATACAGACGAGTATTCCCTACGCTATGCAGAATTCATTTCCCTGAACACTTACATGATTCAGCGATTGTACCGGCGTATTGACGAACTCGAACAGAAACTTCAAGCAATTGAAGCATAATAACTCCACGATTGAAAAGCACCCGAAGGCTTTTGTAAGGAGTGGCACATCCTATGGTGTTCCGCTCCCGATTTTATTTACCCAAAAGATATAAAGGAGAGCCATATGAAAGACGAGATTATGAATCGACTTGCCGCTGTTCTGAATGCGTTGAACGCAGTTAGTGTAAACGGCAAACAAAACCTTGCAAATCTGAGTGGCAGCATTGCTGTTATCGAGGAGGTTGCCGCTATGCTGGGTGAAGCTTCTATCGAAAAGGCTTCCGCAGCAGATGGCGAAAAGAAAAAGTAAAGGTGGTGAACCTATATGCCCTGTGATTACAGCCCATATACGTTACCGACCATTGACTTCGTAGCTGGAGAGACGCAGGACTTTGCGTTCTACACCTACTTCTATAAGAGCCACCAGCCGTTTGCGCTGAGTGGGTGTACGGCAAACTTCTCTATTGTTAGCTTTACCAACAAGACAGGTGTACCGATTCTTACGAAGCCAATGGAATCACATTTTAACGATGATGTCACCGCAGAAAATGTGTTGGCGGTCACATTAGACCCGTTGGACACGGTAGATTTGTGTGGTAAGTACATCTATCAAATCACTATCAAAGATATTAACGGCAATATCGAGATTCCAAAACAAGGCATCTTATTTATTACCAATAATATCAACAAGAGTTTCATCAGGCAATAAACCGGGGCGTATGCACCCGGCTTTTATTATGCCCATTTTTAGAGGAGGACAGATTCTATGAATACAACCTACTTTCTGAATTGTGCGGCAGGCAATATTTTCAACACGAAAACGTCTCCTGCTCTGCCAAAGACCTATTACATTGGCTTGAGCACCAGCGCCCCTGCTATCAATGGTACTGGTGTAAACGAGCCGTCCACAGATGCTGGCTATGCTCGTGTGAAGTTGAATTCCCTTGGTGAGCCGGTTGACGGCGTTGTCACCAACAGTCAGGCTATTAACTTCAATGAATCAACTGCGAGCTGGGGCACGATTACCCATTTCGTTATTTACGATTCCGCCACTGTTGGCGAGGGCAATCTCCTGATGTATGGTACGCTCTCTACACCGCGTAGCGTTGAGACTGCAACCATTATGACCATCAAGGAAGGCTACCTGTCTCTGTCTGCTCAGAACCCCACCTGATAAGGAGTTGAGTCGCATATGGCAAAAGAGTTTGATATTTACCTAAACAAACGACTTACTGAATGCGACATTATCGTCTACTCCATTCCATTCCGTGATGGATTGACCGCGATGAACCGTATGATTTTGGAGAGTTGCCTTGAGAGCTATACCCTCCAGAAGTTCATCGCTGTTGAAACTGGCTCCGAGCTGGTCTCGCATATCGACAAGATGATTAAGACCTGTAATGAGCGGCTGCACATGGCATCAACTTGGGGCATCGATTTGGAGTTCCAAACGCACTATGTTCTCAATCCTGTCCCAACCGTCATTGAGATTGCTCCAAACGATGATTTGCAAACGCTTCGGAATATGTTTATGAGCGTTGAAGACAAGCTGCAAATCACCGCCGCATCTATAGATGCTATGGTTGCCAAGTCGTTGGGCGAAGGCGGTTCGAGAATGAACATTGACGCTGAAGTGCGCCAGTCTCTCAAGAATAGTCTTCTCCGCCCTGCGGCGGCACTTCCAGTTGACACCAAGGTGCGCCAGATTTCAGAACAAAATTTCCTGACCATTGATGCTCCGGTCGAACCGAGTGCGGAAATCGTTGACCTTTGCTACCGTTTCTATACTGCGGCGGGGACAGCTATGCAGATTGCCGCCGCTGTCATTGAAACAGAGATTCACTTTTCTCTCGGTAGCGGCGAATCTGGAATTGAGCTCTCCGCAAGTGCAGATGGAACGGCAAAAAAGTATGAGGCAATACAGAGTACAGTCGAAATCCTTGCTGGCATCACGGAGAAAATCACACAATTTATGGCACCGGAAAAGGGTGGCATTTTGTTGTCAGCAGCAGCCACGCCAATCTTGAAGCGGCATAGACTGCTCAACGAAATGGACGCAGATACGCTGCTGACTTATGACGATATGGCGCTGGAAGACATCGACTACATTATCCTATAAAGAACGGAGGTGACGCGAGTGATTTATATCAAGCTGGATGACAGTATGAACCTCGTTATCACTGTGAATGAACCGATTTATAGGGGCGACAACTTGAATCAGAAAATCATCTACCTGATTCCGTTGCAGGTCGGCGAAATCGATATGCTGACTGCGACCCCTTATTTGAGCTACATCCGTGCAGACGGTGTAGCTGACATCGTGCGGCTGGAACGCCAAAGCGAGAAATACAAAGAAGCCTATTACCAATATGTATTTCCGGTTTCTTGCCGACTGACAAAGTTCCCCGGAGAAGTTTGCTCATGGCTTCAAATCTTCTCGGGCACGCCGTCTAACCCGACCATCGCAAAGAGTGGCGAGTGTCTGCTTTATGTCGAGGAATCCAAGAACATGGACGACCATATCTGCGACCATCAGCTTTCGGCTATTTACGAGATGCAGAAGAAGACAGAGGACACGGAGAGCAATATGGACGCCATCCAAGAGGAGATTGACAAGCTCGTTAAAGGTGATGACGTTATCCATTTTACAAGCAATAGCGGCAACGACCCGGTGGACGAAGATGCCGTGATTCAATTCTGATTGACGGAGGTGATATGAGATGGGCGTGAGAGTCGCTTACGGAAAGAAAGGTAGAATTTCCGCTGCAATTGCTTCCGGTACTATCCCGAGAGATAGTCTGATTATCACCAGCGACAGCAAAGAGTCCGAACTGTATTTCTACGATGCGAATGGTGAGATGAAAAATATCTCCGAGCGCAAACAGTTTGAGACGTTAACCGAGGCGCAAGCGTGGGTCAAGACCTACGATTGTGCTGGACACATTATTTCAGTGCATAACGGTTCTGATTGGGTTCCGTATATCGTTTCTGCTGACGGGAAATTGTCTCCCGTTAATGCAGGCGACATTAGCGTTGGCGATGTCAAAGTGATTGATGGAGGCGCTGCGAACGGTATCCAATGAAACCATTCTGCAAAAATATTTTGAAGGAGGAAAGTTATGCCCAATACTACGATGAAAACCCAAATCCAAGTTCGGCGTGACACAACGGCAAATTGGCTTGCTAACAAAGACGTTGTACCTGCCGCTGGTGAGCCTTGCTTTGACTTGGAGCTTGGTACTCTCAAGATTGGTGATGGCGTTACCACTTATGAGAACCTGAAGGCTATCAGTGGAGCAAGTGCTGCCCATTATGAAGGCGTGAAGGCAGAGGGCGAAAGTGACAACGATGTCATTACTCGCGTTCTGACTGCGGCTGGCGTTACCGCTGAGAAAGATGACATCTTTGTTGTCAAATCTCTGATTGCCGATGGCAAGTATTCTTACACTGCCTATGTCTACGATGGCTCTGTGTGGGCTGCGATGGATGGAAACTACAGCGCCGAGAATGTTTACTTTGCCGATGACCTGACGTACACTGCTGCCATTGGTGTTCTGACCGTTCCGAGCTCTGGCTCTGGTACGATTGCCGCATCTGGCAAGAATGTTAAGGATGTTCTCGCGTCCATTCTGGCGAAGGAAAAGAATCCGACAGCAACACAACCCGCCGTGACAATTACTTGTAAGCAAATTGCAGCGTATGAGGTTGGTTCAAAAGTCACTCCTGCGTACACCGCTTCTCTGAGCGCGGGTAGCTATACATACGGTCCTGCAACTGGTATTACTGCTACCGCTTGGAGTGTAACCGACGGTACTGCTACCAAGGATACTGCCTCCGGTTCGTTCGATGAGCTGACAGTTGGCGACGCTACCAGCTACGCTATTACGGCTACTGCGACTCACGGTGAGGGTGCTGTTCCTGTAACGAACCTCGGTAATGAGTATGCCGCCGGTAAAATTGCTGCCGGTAATAAGAGCAAGGCGACAGGCAAAATCACTGGCTACCGCAACAGCTTCTACGGAACGCTGGAAGCGAAGGATGGCGAAGTGAACTCTGCACTTGTGCGTAGTCTTAGCGGTAAGAGTGGTAAGGCTCTGGCGGCTGGCAACAGCTTCAACCTCGCAATCCCCGTTGGCGCCATTCGCGTTGTGTTCGCGTATCCCGCAACGCTGCGTGATGTTAGCTCCGTGCAGGACGTGAATGGTATGAACGCGGAAGTCAAGACCGCTTTCACCAAGACCGTCATTTCTGTCGAGGGTGCGAACGGTTATCAGGCAATCGACTATAAGGTGTATGTGATGGATATGGCTAACGCCAACGATACTGCAAACACCTATAAAGTGACAATCTAATATGGAGGTGACGCATAATGGCTGATTTTGGCAAACTGAATTTCGCGGTTTCATTTAATCCGCAAACTGCGTTCCCTCTGGACGCACGTTATTACTTCTCTTCTCTGAGTGCTGCTGAAGCTGCCGCCGCTACCGCTGTTGAAGTCGGTAGTTCGGACGGCACTTATTTTTATGGCGAAAATGTTTGCGTCGTAACGGAATCTTCCGCCGACCTGTACATTATTCAGCCGGACAAGACCCTGAAGGCAGTCGGTTCTGCCGTCCTTGGCGATGGCAAGTCCATCGAGATTGTTGATGGCAAGGTCGCTCTGAAGGGCTTTGGTTCCGCCACCGCAGGTCAGCAGCCTCGCATCAATGCGGCTGGTACTGCTATTGAGTGGTACACACCCGATACCAGCACCGTTTCCGGTCTGGCTGATACCGTCGCTGGTCATACACAGGACATTCAAAACCTCCAGACTGGTAAAGCTGATAAGGCTACCACGCTTGAAGGTTATGGTATCACTGATGCTATGACCGCTACTGCAATCGCGGAGGCAATCAAGACGGCTATCGCCGAGACCGGTCATGCCAGCTTCACGAAGGTTGATGCAGTCCCTGCGGCTTCTGAAGCCAAGGATAATGTTCTCTATCTCGTGATGAATGCCGACACTGGCTTCTACGATATCTACGCAAAGGTAGGTACCGAAGTTGTTCGTCTGGATGATGTGAGTGTAAACCTCGACAATTATTCCACCACAGAGCAGATGAACGAAGCTATTGCTACTGCCATTGCCAACAAAGTTGACAAGGTAGATGGTAAGGGGCTCTCTACCGAGGACTTTACGACTGCGCTGAAGGAAAAGTTGGTTGCTCTGCCAGAGGGCGCAGAAGCCAATTACGTCAAGAGTGTTTCTGACGAGTTCACTGTTTCTGCAGAGGGTAAACTCGAAGTTAAGGAGGTCGCTCCGGCTAAAGTTACTGGTCTCCCTGATGCTCTGGCTGGTAAGGTTGATAAAGTTGCAGGTAAAGGCTTGAGTGCCAACGACTACACCGATGAAGAGAAAGAAAAGCTTGGCGGCGTTGAAGCGGGCGCAAACAAGAACCTCATCGAGATTATCAAGCTGGCTGGTGCCGCGTTGAACATCTCTGAGAAGGCAGTTAACATTCCATTTGCTGGTGATACTGCTGGTGTTGTCACCAGTTCCACCGGAGAGAATAAGGTCGCTGTCGCTGAAGACGGAAGCATGGAGGTCAATAGCCTTAACATGAATAAACTGGTTCAGTCTGATGGTGATACACTGATTCTCGATGGCGGTAATGCCGCTGTCTGATTAAAAACACAATGAGCGGAGCTTTGTGCTCCGCTCTAACTAAAACCACATAAAAAGGACGGTAATCATTTATGGCTACTACAACATTTAATACCCGCATTTCTCTGAAGTATGACACCTACGCACAGTGGGTTGAAAAAGACCCCCAACTGCTTGTCGGTGAAGTCGCCGTTGTTGTCGTTCCGGCTGAGACTGGTGCCGTAGCGAAGGAGCCTGCTGTTCTGTTTAAGGTTGGCGACGGCGCACACAAATTCAGCGAGCTGCAGTTCACTGCTGGTTTGGCTGCTGACGTGTACGACTGGGCAAAAGCAGCTTCCAAGCCCACCTATTCCGCAAACGAGATTGATGGTCTGTCCGACTACATCTCAGGCGAGATTCAGGATACTGATACCCAGTACAAGCTGGAGGTCGATGCGGACAATAGCCGCAAGTTCCACCTGTATTCTCAGGCAAAGGGTACATCTACTTGGAATTTGGTGAGCACAATCACTATTCCTGACGAGACCGTTTATACGCTGGCTGAAGGCACTGCAAATGGTACTGTCAAGTTCAATGGCGAAGACGTGAAGGTTCACGGTCTTGGCACTGCTGCCTATAAAGACGAAGGCGCTTTTGACGCGGCTGGCGCTGCGACTAAGGCGCTGGAAGATGCAAAGACCTACGCAGATGGTAAGGACGCAGCAATTGCGGCAGCGAAGAAGGCTGGCGATGATGCGCAAACTGCCGTTGACGCTCTGGATGAGCGCGTCGGTGCGTTGCCCGAAGGTGCTACTGCTACGACCGTTGTTGGTTACGTCGATGAGAAAATCGGTAAGATTCCTGCTCAGACCGACTATACCGTAACTGTCACTCCTTCTACCCCGGATGGCGTGGCAAAGCGCTACAACATCAAGCAGACGGCTACCAATCTGGATGTGAATATCGATATCCCCAAGGATATGGTTGTTGAGTCCGGTACGGTTGAGACAAAGGCTGAGGCTGGTGCATGGGGCGAGGCTGGTACATACCTGCATCTGGTTCTTGCCAACGCTACTGAAGACCACATCTACATCAATGTTGGCAGCCTGATTGAGTATGTCACTTCTGGTTCCAAAGTTGGCGACCAGATTGTGATTGATGTTAGCGCCGACCATAAGGTAACTGCTACTCTTACGGAAGGCTCTGTGACTCTGGCACAGCTCCACGCTGATGTGCAGACCGCTATCGGCAAGGCTCATAGCCATACGAATAAGGCTGAGCTGGACAAGATTGTTACTGGCGATAAGGCAAAGTGGGACGCTGCTGAACAGAAGGCTCACGAGCATGGGAATAAGACTATTCTCGACGCTATCTCTCAGGATAAGGTCGATGCGTGGGACGGCGCTGTTACTAAGCAGCATGAGCACGCAAACAAGACTGTGCTTGACGGCATCTCCGCCGAGAAGGTTGCGGATTGGGACAGCAAGGCTGCTGGCAACCATGAGCACGATATTACCGAGTTGAAGCAGGCTTCCGGTTATATCATCTTCAACTGCGGCAGCGCCACTTTGAATATCTGAGACCCGATAAAATAAAAGCAACCCCGTCGTGTGTCATACACGGCGGGGATTTCGCTTAAAAGGAGGCTACCTACATGGCTGAATTTAACACACGAATCAGACTCAAACGAGATACGAGCGCAAACTGGACGAACAGTAACCCTGTCATTCTGGACGGGGAAATCATCATTGTCGATACGGCCAGCGGTAGCGTTCGCAGGAAGATTGGTGATGGGACAAAGACCTACTCACAGCTCCCGTTTGACGATGAAGACATCTACAATGCGCTTGCAGGGAAATGTGACGCAAGCGTATTTATCAATACCACTTTGGTGGCAGGCAGTTGGTCAAATGGTCAGCAGACGCTGACCGTTGCTGGGCTTGGCGCAGAGCAGAATGGTGTAATTGGCATTTCACAGAGTATTTCTGATGAACAATTTGCCGCAGCTGCGGAAGCCTGCCTGTATGTCTGCTCACAAAGTGCAGGCTCTATCACGATTGCGGCCAACGGAACAGTACCGGAATGTGACATTCCCGTTACCGTGATTTTGCTGTCTTAATGGGAAGGAGGCCTTTATGAACACGACAAACTATAACCTCTATCTTGAAGATGACAGCACGACACGCTTCCTTGACTGGCGCAAAAAGATGAACGGAACCGATAACTCCAATATGGTGAAAATCGATGCTGCTCTCGGTGAGAAAGCGAATAGCAGCGTGGCAGTGAATACAACTTTACTCGCCTCTGCATGGATTGGTGTCGAGGCTCCATACACGCAGGAGCTCACCGTAACAGGTCTTACGGCTTTACAGAATGGGACTATCTCGGTGGCGCACAGTGCCACGGCAGAACAGCGCGAAATTGCCAGAGAAGCAATGCTGTCTGTTATCGGGCAGGAGGATGGCAAGCTGACTATCGCCGCAGATGGTGAAATGCCCGAATTTGATATCCCGGTCTACATCATTTTGTTAGGTTAAAAGGAGGATGATTTCATGCCTATTTTATCAAATTTTCCCGGCGGAGCTGGCTCCGGCAGCGGTGGCGTGACGCTCGGCGCGGTTTCCAATATCAATGTGCTTGTTGCTTCAGGCAAGGTATATGTGAAATGGACTGACCCTTCCGATATTGTGGTATCGGGTTCTACGCTTGCAGCATGGGGTGGAACCTTGCTTGTGCGCAAGGCCGGTTCCGCTCCTAAGAGCCGCCGCGATGGCACTGTAGTGCTGGACAGCAAGACGAGAGATGCCTACAAAACATCTTATTTCTGCGACAGCGGTCTTTCCAACGGTGTTACCTACTACTATAAGTTCTTCCCTTATACCACAAATAATGCCTACACAGACAGCGAAGATAATGCATTTACAGCAACGCCTACCGTTCAGGTCACTGGCATTTCAAGCTGGAATGTGACAGGTATGACTGCATCAGAAGAAGCTGGCAACGGCAAAATGACTGTTAAGTGGACTGACCCCGCTGCAAGCATTACATCGGACGGTGTTACACTGGCAACATGGGAAAGCACTACGATTGTTGTTAAGGCTGATGGTTATGCATCCGGTAAGGACGACCCTGGGGCTGCGTTTACACGAAAGGTCACGACTCGCAACCAGTACGCCAATACGCCGCTGACCATTACAGGCCTGACGAACGGGACGACTTACTATATCAGTTTCTATCCCGAGACTACAGACGGTGGCATCAATACTTCTACATCTCAGCGGACTACCGGTAAGGCAAACCGTATTACCATTTCAGCAATCCCTTCACAAAGCGGTACATTGACCTATAACGGTAACAGCCAGTCTCCCACTTGGAGCAACTACAGTGCTACCAAGACCACCATTGGAGGCACCACATTAGGAACAAATGCTAATAATTACAACGCTACATTTACTCCGACTGCGGATTATCGTTGGTCAGATGGGAGCACCACGGCAAAAACAGTTGTGTGGTCAATCGGCAAGGCTGCTGGCTCTTTAAGCATTAGCCCTACCTCCATTACGCTGAATGCCTCCAACAGGTCAAAAACGATTACCGTTACGCGGGCTGGTAACGGTGTTGTCAGTGCGAGTTCCAATAATACGGGCGTGGCAAAGGTGACCGTTTCCGGCACGACTGTTACGGTTTCCAGCGTGAATGACACTGATGGTAATGCGACCATTACCATCAGTGTTGCGGCTGGCACAAACCATACCGCACCCGCCAGCAAGACCTGCGCTGTGACTGCATCCTTCAAACCTACGGCTTCCACTGCGGCTACTTCTGGCGTGAATTATACATCCGGTCTTTCCGGCGTAGCAGCATCGGATGTAACGCTGTTTGCTGAGGCAATCTCTAACAACAGTAGCATCACAAACGCGACATCCACGGTGTACATTGATTTCGGCAGCGTTCATCGTAAGGTCAGTGTTGGCGACCAGGTGACGCTCGCCCTGAATGGTACGAATTACACCTTTGATGTAATTGGTTTTAACCATGATACGCTGACAACATCTACCGCGTATGGTGCTACCACTAAGACCGGCAAGGCTGGTATCACATTCCAGATGCATGACCTGTTTGCAACGACCTATGTGATGAACAGTTCTAACACAAACAGCGGCGGCTGGAAGAGTAGCGCTATGCGCACCTCGACGATGGCGACTATGAAGGGGTATCTGCCCGCAGCATGGCAGACAGCCATCAAGCCGGTCAATAAAGTTTCCGGCACTGGCGGCGGTTCTTCAAGCGGTACGGAAACAGTCTCCGACAGCTGCTTCCTGCTGGCCGAAATCGAAATCTTCGGTTCCACCACCTATTCCGTTTCTGGAGAAGGAACGCAGTACGCATATTACAAGGCAGGCAACTCGAAGGTGAAGAACAAAGGTGGCTCCGCTAGCATCTGGTGGGAGCGTTCTCCTAGTTCTGGCTACAGCAATTATTTCTGTCGTGTCTACAGCAGCGGCAACGCCGACTTTAACAACGCCGACTTCAGTTATGGCGTCGCTTTCGGCTTCTGCGTCTAACCTCTCCACCCCGCCGCATTTGCTTTGACGCAGAATGCCCAGTGCGCAAACAAGGGCAGCCCGCTCTCCCCGGTCAGGGGAGACGGCTGCCCGTATGCCGCATTGTGTAAGGGGTACACCCCTTGCGGTTAGAGGTGTGGGAATCCCATTCGCATAAGTAAAACGGAAGAAAAGGAGGAAAGAATGTCCGTATATAAATCAAAGCGCAGTACGAGCGCAATCCAGTATGTCGAGAACGCACGGCAACTACAGGTGTTTACCATCAAGAATTGCGTGAAGTTCCCCAAACGATATACCTATATTGTCGTGCAAAAAATTGCGAATCTTGTGGAAGACATTGACACCCATGTGCGCGTGGCAGAATCAATGATGCCGACCAATCTGCATGAAGCACAGCTAAAGCGTGATGAGCTCACTTACACTTTCGGCTTGCTCAACAGCTTGGATGATAAGCTTCAGCTGATGTATGACATCGTTTCAGACAACCCGAATTTCAAGACGGAGTTTAAGTGGTTGCCTAACGCCATGCTTGAATGGGGTCGGCTCATCCAGAAGGAGCGTGACCTTATTACGGGCGTCAAGAAGGCAGACCGGAAACGGTTCAAGGAAAAATTCAAGGAATACGAAGATAACAGTATTCCGACAAATTAAGTTACTCTAAGGTCAAGTCTCGTCTTGTTGTGTTCTGTGGGCTTTTGGGCTGCTGTGGTGGCTCCGCTAACAACTGGTGGGAGCGTTCTCCTAATTCTGGCAACAGCAATAATTTCTGTAATGTCAACAGCAACGGCAACGCCAACAATAACAACGCCAACAACAGTAATGGCGTCGCTTTCGGATTCTGTAGGTCTATAGGTCAATCAAAGTAACCCTCGTGGCGAAATTTGTACTTCTGCAGAAGGGAGACTTGTTCCTGTAGCATAGTGAAATATGCTCAAAACAGTGTGTCGATGATATGCACCGGATGACGCTTCTTGCATGGCCGATGAATACGGGAATAGTCGGTTTCATGGTGCGGACTACGCAGTTAGAACTCCCGCCTACAATAAGACTGTACGGCACACCCAATTTTCTTGTATATAAGGGATGAGGTATGAACAGTAAGGAAAGACATGAAATTAGATATCAGCGCAGAGTGGCGGCTCGTCAGGCGAAAAGGACTGCCTACAGTGAAAGCTTTGGCCGTTATGAAGATGTGTTCTCCTATGAGCACCTTTATCAGGCGGGCAAGAACTGCTGCAAAGGGGTTATGTGGAAGAACAGTACACAAAGCTATATGAGCCGCATTACCACGAACACCGCCAGCACGCATGACGCATTGTTACGCAGAGAGTTCAGGAGCCGTGGCTTCCATGACTTTGACCTAATTGAGCGCGGAAAACTACGGCATATTCGGAGCGTTCATATCTCCGAGCGCGTAGTGCAGAGATGTCTTTGCGACAATATACTTGTCCCTGTGTTTTCTCACTCATTTGTTTTTGATAACGCCGCAAGTCTGAAAGGCAAAGGTGTTGATTTTGCTATGGACAGGCTGGATAGGCACTTGCATAGATTCTATCGAAAGTTTGGCGTCGAAGGCGTAGAATCTGGCGGTGTTCTCACGGGCGATTTTTCCGATTTCTTTAACAGTGCGCCGCACTCTATTATCTATAGAGAAGCGGAACGCAGGATACATGACGATGATGTGCGTCGTATTGCCTGCCAGTTCATGGAGGACTTCGGAGATGTTGGTTTTGGACTTGGCAGTCAGGTGTCGCAGATAGATGCGCTTATGGTCGCAAGCCCGCTTGACCACTTCATAAAGGAACAGCTACACATCAAATACTATGGAAGATATATGGATGACTTCTATCTGATACATGAGAACAGAGAATATCTGAAATATTGCATGGAGGAAATCAGAAAGAAGTGCAAGGAATACGGATTTGTTTTGAACGAGAAGAAGACAAAGATAGCGCCGTTGCGCAAGGGAGTCAAATTCTTGAAAACGAAGTTTTTCCTGAACGAAACCGGTGCGGTCATTCGCAAGATGAACCGAAAATCACCGGTCAAGATGCGGAAGAAACTCAGAATATTCCGAAGATGGATAGATGAAGGAAGGTTCACTATCACAGATGTAGAGACAGCCTATCAAAGCTGGCGCGGACATATGATTCGTGGAAACAGCACGCTTGTCTTGCGGAAGATGGATGCTTTCTACAACAGTTTATTCAAGAACAAGGAGGATTCAGGACATGGTAAAGTTTCTGAAGAACGGCAGCTTGCTCGCGCTTGTTGAGCAGCCGAACTGGGTCTACCTGCAGGAGAACGGCGCCTATGGCCTGTGTGATTATGAAAACGCACAGGGCGTCGCTATCAATGGTATCGTCTATAACCTTGCTGGAAACCTCATCAGTGAGAACGGCGAAGTCGATTTCAAGGATATTCCCAGCGGTGAATATATGATGCAGCAGGATAAGGTCGCCGCGCAGAATGCAGCAAATTTGGACTACCTTTCCATGATGACCGGCTATGACCTGCCTATGGAAGAGCAAGCTGAAGCGCAGGCTGTGAGCGTAGGCGACATTGAGGGTGAAGCTGTCTACGATGACACGGTGGATGACCCGGCCTATGTTGCTACGGAAGAGGAGGAAAACGCCAATGAATGAGCACAGTGCAAGATTTGAAAAAGTCAAAGGCTACTATGACCGTTGCCTTTGGAACCGGCAGATGGTGATGAATGCCGTTGGCAAATGGATTACAGCTGAGGAAGCAGAAGAAATCCTGAGCGGTGGAAATGTGTAAGAAATAAAAAGTGGGAGCCGTGCTACACCAGCAGGCTCCCACAATGCATTTATGGCATATAAAACTTGGCTTTTATACAGAAGGTGGTGATTAACATGAGAATGTCCAAAAGAGAGTATCAGCTTAAGATGGCTGAGATTCGCAGAGAAAATGTTCAAAAGCAGTACAAGCAATCACTCCGCGAAGAAAAACGGAAATATGATACCAAGCGCATCGAAACAAGCAAGCTGCTTGCTATTTACCTCTTCGTGTTATTTAACGCCGTAATGATTTATGCAATGGCTGCTATGTGGGTACTTCACGATTTAACCTATCTCGGTGTCCTTATCACCGACATTGCCGCACAGGTTCTCATCTATGCGATTTATTGCCTGAAAGCGTATTGTGCGAAGAAGCAGAGCGAAAATGTGAAGCTGCGTAGAGAACGCTACGCTGGCATATCTGGCGAAGAGAACAACGGGTCGTTGAATGAGATTCTTTCCGCTGGCTCTGATAGCACCGAGCCAGTGCCGTTTACAAACGGTGCAACCGTCAATGTATATGATTACGGTGCCGACAATGGCTCCGTTGGATAACGGACAAAGGAGTGATGTATCGTGGCGTTTAAGATGCGAACCAGCAAACCGGAAGCTGGTAATAAGTATTACATAACCAAAGCAAATGGCGGCTACTCCGACGCCATTAAAGGCAGTCCCACAGATAAGGACTGCGATGTCCTTTCTAACTGTGTAGGGTATGCTTACGGACGATTTAACGAAATTGGCGGGTATGGATACTGCAAGTACCTAAGACCCGTGAATGCAGAGAACTTCATTCAGTATAAGGGCACCTCTCTGAAAACAGGACAGACACCGAAACTTGGTGCCTGCATGGTATGGCAGAAAGGCGCTACGCTGAACGGCTCTGATGGGGCGGGTCATGTTGCTATTGTTGAGAAGGTCGTAAGTGATACGGAGGTCTATACATCCGAAAGCGGATGGGGCAGTTCCAATCCATTTTGGAACAAGACAAGAATAAAGGGAAACGGTAACTGGGGTCAAGGAGTTGCGTACAAGTTCCTTGGCTTTATTTATAATCCGGCTGTTTCAGATGAGAAACCGGTCACTACCGTTCCCTCGACAAGTGGAGGAAAAATGAAATACAGTTCAACGAATAGACCGTTGGAATGCATGATGACCCAGAGTACTTGCTACAAAGGGACAAGCACCATGACCGTCAAAGGCGTTCTTTGGCACAGCACCGGTGCAAACAATCCGAATTTGCGGCGCTATGTCCAGCCGGATGATAATGCTGCAAACAGAGCAGAGCTTTTGGCGCTTCTCGGCACAAATGGGAACCGAAACGACTGGAACCATATCAACCGTCAGGCTGGCCTGAATTGCTGGATTGGTAAATTGGCGGACGGGACTGTCACTACAGTACAGACTATGCCGTGGAATTATCGCCCGTGGGGCTGCGGCTCTGGCAACAAGGGTTCCTGTAACAATGGTTGGATTCAATTTGAGATTTGCGAAGACGGTTTGAACGATGCTACATATTTCAACAAGGTCTACAAAGAGGCCTGTGAAATTACGGCATACCTTTGCAAAATATTCAATATTGACCCAAACGGCACGGTAAATATGAATGGTGTATCCGTTCCTACAATTTTATGCCATGCAGACAGTCATGCGCTTGGGCTTGGCTCTAACCACGGCGATGTCAACCACTGGTTCCCGAAGTTTGGTAAGTCTATGGCGACGGCTCGTGCCGATGTCGCTGCGCTAATGAAAACCTCTGGCAGCGTTGCACCTACACAGCCGACAAACCCGACCACGCCTACAACCAGCACATTTAAGGCGGGAGATGTTGTCAAGATTATCGGCACACAGTATTACTCCGGTCAGTCAGTTCCTGGCTGGGTTCGGGCAAAGAACTGGATTGTACATTCTGTAAGTGGAAATCGTGTTGTTATCAACAAAAGTGAGGACGGTAAAAACTCCATTATGAGTCCGTTCAAGGCCTCTGACCTTGCGCTGGCAAACGCAAAACCGACCACGCCGACAATACCGTCTACTCCGTCCGCTCCTTCTGGTAATACAAACGAGGAAATCATTTGGAACTTCTTGCTTGGCAAGATTGGGGACGAATACGGTGTTGCAGGTATGATGGGCAATCTCTATGCCGAGTCTGGATTACGCCCTGACAACCTCCAGAATGCCTATGAGAAGCGGCTTGGATATACAGATGCTTCCTATACCGCTGCTGTTGACAATGGCACATACAAAAAGTTTGGGACTGATAGCGCAGGCTACGGCTTGGCACAGTGGACATATCACACAAGAAAGAAAGCACTACTTGCTTTTGCGCAGAGCAAGAAGAAGTCTGTTGGAGATTTGGGTATGCAGCTTGAATTCCTGTACAAGGAATTGAGCGAGAGCTATAAGGGCGTTTTTGCCGATTTGAAATCCGCCAAAACCATTCTTGCCGCATCCAATTCCGTGCTGATGAAGTTTGAGCGTCCTGCGAACCAGAGTGCGGCAGTCCAGAATAAGCGTGCGGCATACGGCCAGAAGTTCTATGACAAATACGCAGGCAAGACTCCGGTTGTGCCCGAACAGAAACCTTCTGCGGTTCCGTATCGTGTGCGTGTTACGGCGGATGTACTGAACATTCGCAAGGGTGCCGGTACGGGATACGCCGTGGCTGGTCAGATTAAGGGCGGTGGGGTTTATACCATCGTCGAAGAGAAAGCCGGAACTGGCGCCAAATCATGGGGAAAACTTAAAAGCGGCGCTGGATGGATTTCTCTTGATTATACAAGCAGAGTATAACACTCTGTCAGAAAAAGAAATGGAGGTACGATTATGGATTGGTTGGAGATTCTGAAGTACATCGCAGCAATCGCTTCCGGTCTGGCAGCCGCCATTCCTCTCGTTATTCAGCTTGTGAAATACATCAAGCAGGCTGTCAAGGAGAAGAACTGGGGCGTCGTCCTGGACAAGGTTATGAAGTTGATGGAGACTGCCGAGACTAAGTTCAAAGACGGTGCAGAACGAAAAGAGTGGGTTCTGGCGATGCTCAAGGCGAGCGCAGATGGCATTAACTACGACATTGATTATGACGCAATTGCCGACATGATTGATAGTCTGTGCGACATGAGCAAGGTAATTAACCCTGCCACACCCGCAAATAAGGTTACTGCCAAGAAGGAAGAGGGGAAGTAACTTTATTCAGGAGGTGCTCATATGACTGACCAGGAAACTGTTATGCTTATTGAGACGGAACAGAGATGCAAGTCCAATACGCATAGAATTGATAATCTGGAAAATGAGCTGAAGGAAATCCAAAGCGAACAGAAAGCCATCTACAAGATTGCTACTTCTGTTGAGCTTATTGCACAGCGTGTCAGCAACATTGAAACGAAGGTGGACGACACAAACAGTAAAGTCGATGCACAGGCGAAAGCTTGGCAGGAAACCGAGCGTAAGTTGTCGGAAAAGGTCAATGAGGCTGAGAACAAACCGTACAAGCAGATTGCCAGCAATGTGAACTCTATCAAAGTTGCAGTTATCACCTGTATCTGCACTTTGCTTGTGAGTGGTATCATCGGTGCAATCGTCATGTTTGGCAAATAA